TGTTAATCTCCTCATAGATATTATCTACACAACGAGAGATTATTTCGCCTGTTTGTTCATCAGATAATTTACAACCCTTACTCTCTTTAAACAAGTTATAAATATCTGGTATAAGCTTTTCAATTTTCTTCATGGTAAAAAATAGGGAGGGTATATCACCGTTAGAAAATATACCCTCCCTCTCCAGGTTAAAGGTTAAGCCGAAAACGGAATGTCTTCAAGCTCATCGGAAGTATAACCGTTAGGAACGACATCAAAGGCATCGTCCTCTTCGGTTGAGTACGGTACTAACTCAGTAACCTGCACCGCACGTAAATCGGCAGAAACACCAGTCTTTCCACCGAAATTCCATTCAAACGGCTCATATAATACATTAACCTTAGAGCCATTACCAATCATAGTATCAGTAATTAAACGCTTCTCAGAATCCACAACATTAGGAGCACGATTGAGATTACCGCTCTTTGAATTACGAACTCTACGCCTAATGGTAACGAAATCGTCTTTCTCATCACCCTTATTCTTGATGGTCAGCCCATCCTTTTGAGCCTTCTTCTTATTGAGATCATCAAGATTACCAACATCAATAGTCCACACACCATCAGCGTCGAAGCGTGTGTTGGGGTTGATAACGGATGCCCAATAAGCCGTACCTGAAAGTATCTTACTCATATTAAGTCTCCTTATAGGGTTGTTGAAGTATTCACAGGATAACAAATTATAGTGATGTTGTCAAGTCTTTTTTCTCATAGCTTTTGAATATGCAGCCCTCCTTTCTTTTCTCCAACCTGTTCCATTTTGTCGATTACCCCATCGCTTACGCCATGCCCATGAGCATAGAGAACTCGATATGCTTTCGACATACTTATAAAATATATCTCGTACCATCTAATGCACTCCTTATCACTAATGATCTTCTAGGGAGTTCGAAGAACTCACTCCCAAGAAGATCATTGGGTTGCCTCAATGTGTGTCAGCCCAGGTTACTCCAACCTTAAATTGATTATCTAATGGACATTTAACATGGAGTATCTCTTGGGATTCCTTCATAGCTGTCTTTGTAATAGCACAGAATTCTTTAACATCTTTATTATGTACCTCAAATTGATACTCATCGTGGATAGAGGCTACTAAACGAACATCCAAATCCTTGGCATGGTGCATCATCTGAACCAACCATTGCTTACATATGATCGCCCCAGCCCCTTGTATGAGGGTATTAAGAGCCGCATGGTAGCTTCTAATATGTAACTGCCTACCATCCAACCCTCGTATTATCTTTGCTTTAGCTGCATCATCGACATGAGATCGTAATTTCTTGAGGGCTGGTACTTTAGTCATATACGTTTTTATTAAATTCTCCCCCTCACTAAGGGTTGTCCCTACTATTTTACTAATCTTAGCAGCCCCAGCACCATAGATTAATGCATAGAGAAATGTCTTTGCTTGATCTCGTGTTTTTAAATTAGTCATTTGTTGGTTGGCTGAATGTATATCTCCTTCTATTACTTCTTTAATATAATCTTTATCCCCCATATAGTGGGCTAATGCTCTGATCTCTAAGCCAGAGGCATCAGTACCAACTAAACTATAATTCTCTGGATCAGAGACTGTCCAACACTCACGGCAATCTGTACCATAGGGTGAGTGGATAGAGGGTACTTGAGCCATATTAGGTTTATGGTGGGCCATCCTACCTGTTACAGTACGTAAGGTCATCACCTCACCATGTACTCTACCTACAGGATCAACGTATTTTATCCACTGTCTAATCTGTGAGATCCGTTTCTTTAATAATAGATAGCGGGACATTATCTTAGCTTCCGGTATATCTAGAGTATCTAAGATCTCATCACTGACAATTATGTTTCCCTTTTCAGTTCTTTGTTTAGGCTTCCATCCCTTAGCCATTAACCGTTCAGCAATCTGTTGTCGAGAGGCTGGATTAAATGGTATTTCTTTTGTCTTGGTTTTTAATTCTATGATAGTAGGAGGAAACACACTTTGTAAATCCTCTTCTAGTTGTTGAGCTTCATCTTCAAACTTATTCATAAGTAACATTATCTTATCTTCTTTAAGATAAAAGCCGTTACGTTCTTGTTGATCTATTAAGACTCTGATCTTATGTTCAAGCTTAATGGATTGATCAGAGAAGTTAGAGCCTTCACCAACGAGATAGGATATAAGCTTTCTAGTTACATCCACATCTCGTTGGCAATAGTAGAGCATATCATCTGAATAATGGCTGAAGTCTTCCGGTTTCTGTCCTTTATTAAACCCCAGCCTCTCACCCCATGCTTCTAGAGAATGACCCTTATCCCTAATAGGATTAAATAACTGGGATAAGATTAATGTATCTATTACTCCTTCAAATGGTATGGTAGCATGGGTAAGATCGTTGATAACTCTTCTATCAAACGAGATACCATTATGCATATAGAATTTATCTATACCTTTAGACCACTCAGGAAACTTGGTATAACATTCTTCCTGAACAAAGGTATAGTCCTTACCCGACTTAATGTCCTTACCTACGATACAATGTATAGTAGTAGCGTCTAGCTTATCTGTTTCGATATCAAGTACTACACCTGTAGTCATCACATCTTTCCTTTATTTATTTCTCCATAGATATTCTCAACAATTTCTGCAAATTGTTTTTGTGAATATCGCTTGATGCTAATTTCTTTAATCAGTTCTTTAAATAGTTCTATCTTAAAGTTACTCATAGCTATCTCCATTCTATTGGACCTACTTCTGTCATCTCGTATTCTATAATTTGTAGACAATCAGCAGGTAAGTTATTAGCTTTTATAAAAACAGTAGCAGCCTGTTTCGCATAGGCTGGTTTTTCCCAGATATATTTACATGTTTTTTTACTACGAATAAACTTATCTTTCTGAGGACTATAAATTTTATAAGCTTTACTCATCTTCTAAGCTCCACTCATTAATCTGATCATCCCAATATTCTACATGATCGTCATCTGTGTTAAGAACACGATATACAATGCTACATAAATCAGGATCGCCACAACAACTCCCATCCTCTCGTGGGCAAACATTAGGCATTTCATGATAAGTATATTTTTTACTTCTACTTTTTAATTTAATTTTGTACCACCTATCCCTCATTAACTCTTCCTCAATCATGACTCTCTCCATGTAGTCGATATTGTTATATCTATAAGGATATAAGGTCAGCTTTCTCTAACGGTACTTTATAAAAGTATTCACCTGATCTTACATGTCGATTAGGTACTTCAACAATGGGACTATTCTGTACCACCTTACCATCTATCTTCCACGCTACCTTACAATCTCCTCGTAAGATATAGAAATAGAACCTTGCATTCTCATCCTTACCATAAATAGAATCCATTAATCTTTTCTTACGGAAAGGAATGTTTATATCCTTCCAAGCTGTGGGCCAATCTCCATCCCACATAAACTTTATTTCTACCTCATGGTGGTAGGGTATACGCACACCACCGGCAGGAAGATAGCTTTCTAAATCTACTCCCATTCTCTCTTCGACTTTCTTTACATTATGGCCTTGAGATGTAAGATATTTAATCATAGAATCCTTTGCCAGTTTATCCGATACTTTGTATAAAGCAGGATCAAAGCGTTTACGTTTAGACTTCAAAGGGTAGGTCATCGTCATCCTCCGTAGTATGTCGTTCCGCTACAAAAGGATTTTCTATAGCACTCATCCGACCTGTTTCTTTATCGTAATAAAGATGTTCAGCTACCCCTGTATCTCCGGTATATCTATTCTTGAGGATACGTATTACATTAGTGTTGGCTTCAGTCTCATCCTCGCTTTGTTGGTTACGCTCTAATGCTATAACAGCATCAGATAAATGACCAATACTAGCTGACCCTCTAAGGTGAGATAAGGTAACCTCCTTACCTTCTTCAAACCCTTTGTCACCTGTGCGCCTACGTAAATGAGACACCAACAACAGAGCCACACCAGTTTCTTCCACTAAAGATCTTAACTTAGTCATAAGAACATCTATAGACTTACGCTCATCTCCAAACTCCTCTTGCCCTGATACAAGGATGGATAGGTGGTCGAGCATAATCCATTTACAATCTAATGCTCTTGCCATATAACGTATTCTTCCAAGGATCTCATCGTTAGTTATAGAACCAAAGTGGTCGAAGGCGAAGAGTCTACCTGTACCTAAAGTAGCTTTCTCCCAATCATTCAGTTGTTCCCGATTATATTGATCACGTATCTCCTTAATATATAATCTAGCATTAGCTTCAACCGACATGATATTAAATGCTGTGTTCCTTACGTTCTCCTCCAACGCCAGGATACCTATGTTATCCTCTGTCTTGTTAAGTATGTGGTGCATTAACTCTCTTATAATGCTGGACTTACCCATACCAGAACCACTGGTAAAGGTTACCAACTCTCCTGTCCGCATACCATATAGCTTTTCATTCAACCCTTCCCAAGGATAGGGACAGGTATCACAGAAGTCTTCTTCGTATAGTTTAGATCCTATGTCACGTAGATTAATAATACCGGCAGGAGTATAAGGTTCAGCGGACCACCATGCTCTACTAAAGTCTTCTCTTTTACCAATCTTGAGATACTCATTAGCATCCTTGAAGGCTAGTTTTATAATCTTACATTTATGTGGTTCAAATAACTCCGCTACTTTTTCAGATGCCCGACGACCTGCATCGTCATTATCAAAACATAAGATAACATTATCAAATGTGTTGAGGTATTCAAAGTTATGTTTACAATCTCGCAGCGCACTAGCTGCACCACTCTTGATGGATACACAAGGATACTTCGATCCGGTTAATTCAAAGACAGACATCGCATCGACCTCTCCCTCACACACTGTAATATATCTAGCACTCTGTGGAGAGAATAAACTCTGTCCGAATAGCTGACTAGATCCTAGATCTCCTTCTACAAAGAAGTTCTTAGGGTTGGTTTGTCGTACCTTATTTGCTACGTGACAACTATCTTTATCAAAGTATGGATAGATATGTTTGTTGTTAACTACCGTTACACCATACTTCTTAACAGTTTCTAATGATAGGTTACGATCCGTAAGTGGTTCCGATACTCCTTTACTTAATACATTATTAATAACACCTTTGATCGGCGCTTGTTGTACAGGCATAGGGTTTTCTCCTTCCTCGTTGCCGAATAATTCACAGGCAAAACAATACCAATGCCCATCATCGTAGTGTACCTTACCTTTAGGTGAGCCACACTCTTCACATGAGTCACGATATAACTCTTTGCTATCAGACATATATGTCTCCTTCGGTTATTGTTATAATACTCCTTCGATTGTAAAATGTCAAGATGTTATTGATCGTCGTTTGATTGCTCCACAATCTCCTCTATGAATTGTAGTTTTTCAGTCATGATATCCTCAACCTCATGTTTAGCCATCCTTCTAGCCTCACGCTTTGAATATCCTTCATTGATAAAATCCTGAGTGAATTCTCTGAAGAGAGTTTCTCTCTCCTTATCCCATATATTTTTACCCATGATAATGATCCTCTTCAGTGTATTTCTTTTCTTTGAGTTCTTTAATACGTATCAGAGCCTCTTGAAGCTGACTCTGAAGTTCTTTTACATTATTTTCTAGTAGTTTCACCTTCTCTAGTAATTGAAAATGCTCTATCCATTGATAACTAGGCATAATTATTCTCCATAAAATAAGTGCTTACCTATTCTTGTTAAGAAGTTAAAGTTATAAGACCATTCGGGTTGGACATAAGAGGCATGGTAGAAGGTAGACCCCATCACTGCCTCATACATCACTCCATCAATAGCCATCCTTGCTACATTTCTAGCTGTCTTATATGCTTCTTTGTCTGTCATACGTTCATGCTTACCATCACACCA